ATGATTGAAATTTTTTCTATTTTTTCTTATAATTCTGTAGCCATTTATGTAGCCAAAGTAAAAAAGCTAATTCTGGCTACAAAAATACTAAAAAAAGGTTTTTTTAATGCTAACTCAAAAAGATATAGACAATTTAGAAATAAAAGATAAAAGGTATATGATTAGCGTAGGAGAACCAAAAGAATTATATGTCCGAGTTAATCCAACAGGTAAAAAAGTTTTTTATTTAAGAGCTTCAAAATTTAAAAATTTTATAACAATAGGGGAATGCCAAAAAGGTGTTTTAAATGTTACAAATGCAAGAGAAAAAGCAAAAGATCTTTTAAAATCAATGTATGATGGAAAATTTATCGGCAAAAATGATAAGGTTATGACACTTGAAAAAGCAAATTTTCTTTATGTTGATATAAAATCTAAAAAATTAAATTCAGCTACAATCAAAAAAGAACAGTCAATTTTTAAAAAATATATTATTCCAACTTTGGGACAAAAAGATATAAATGAATTGAAAAAAGATGATTTTCTACCTATTTATGATTTAATGCAGAAAAAAGGAATATACGAAACAATAAATAAAAATATATCTTTGCTATGTAGGATATTTGAGATTAGTAGACAAAGAGGTGACTTAAAAACAGATATAATACTTCAATTGAAAGATTTAAAGAAATTTTACAATGAAGCAAATCACAATAAAGTTAAACATTTTAAAGCTATAGTAGAAGAACAAGAAATAAAAAATATGTTAGAATGTATGAAAGAATATAAAAATCATCCACGAACAAATACAACTATAATTAATGCAATTTATTTTACGCTTTTAACAGCACAAAGAAGTAAAAATATTCGATTTGCTAAATGGAGTGATATTGACTTTGAAAACAATCTTTGGATTATAAAAGCAGATGAAATGAAAGTAAGATCTAATGGTGATAATATTATCCCTTTAAATAAATATGCTTTAAAGATACTAGATATACAAAGAATTTTAAATGGAGATAAAAAGTATATTTTCGCTAATAATAATGGAACTATTAGCGAGAATTTTGCTGTAAGATTTTTTAAATTTTATAATTTAGAGCACACTATACATGGATATCGTTCTACTTTTAGAAGTGTTTATACTAATAAAAGCAATGAGTTAATTCAGCAAGGTATTAGTAAGGATATAGCAGAAATGATATTACATCATATAAACGGTAATGAAATAGAAAGGGCTTACAACAGAGCCAAGGCAATTGATTTAAGAGTAAAACTTATGCAATGGTATGGAAATTACTTAAACTCTCTTTGTGAGTTTTGCTTTTAATGTCTTTTAGCTTTAAGCCATTTTTCTATTTCTTTTATTTCATATCTTATGGATTTTCCTATGCGAATGTAAGGTATTTTACCATCTTGTCTTAACTTAAATAATGATGTTATACTAACTCCTAAATATTCGCTCAATTCTTTTTCTCTAAGATATTTTTTAACCATTTTCAACTCCTAATCTTTTATCTATAATTTCAAAAATAGTATCCTTGTAATAATTCCAAAGCCATTTCTGTTCTTCATCTTCTAAATCATCAACGCTTAAATTACGCCATTCTTTTATTGTTTTAGTATCACAACCTAAATTCATCATGGTTTTTGTAAAAGTCATAACATAGGTATCAACGACAACACTAAAGATATTTTTCATATCTCCTATACAATCCCTAAGATCTACATTTTCAAATATACAATTTTCAAATTCTGTTCTTAAGAAATTACAAAAATTAAAACTTGCACCGCTGAAATCACAATCTATAAAAGATGCATTTTTGCTTGAAATATCATTTAAATTAGAATTTTTAAAACTAGCTCCATTTATAAATGCATTATTAAAATCTAATCCACTTAAATTTATATTTTCCAAGTTTGCATCATTTAAAGAAATCCCTTCTAAAATACAATACTCAACTAATTCTTTTTCACTTTTCCTATCATCTTCGATAATGATAGTTTCATCAAGTCTTTTTAAAATTCCCATTTTAACTCCTTAATTTTTTTCTAAAAGCTCAATTTTTTTAATATTTAATTCCAAGATTTTAATATTTAATTCTAATGTTTTTTTGTTTTGTTCTAAAAGCTCAACTTGCGCTTTTTGATATTTATAGTTAAAAAACATCAGAATGAAAAATAATACAAAAAGTAAAACCAAGATGATATTTAACATTTTCATAACCTGCAACTTTTATAATCAGCTTTATAGATTTTTTTAACTTTATAGTCTATCTGTAAGTTAGCTTCTATTTCTTTACAAGTTATAAACCAGAAGTTTTTATCTTCTTGTGTTAATCTATATTCAATCTCTTTAATTTTTTCTAGCATACATTTATAGAAGTCAAAACCTAAGTTTTTACAAAGATATTGACAATAAGATATAATCCTAGGTATAGATGTTTTTACATACAATTTTTTAATTACTTTGTAACAAACTTCACTAATCTCATCAGTAAGGTTATCAGTCATTTTTAATCCTAATTGTTTTTTTCGATATTCTGTAATTTTCATTTTTAACTCCTTAATATTTTTTTCCATTTTTCTTCGTATTCTTCATAAGTTTGCTAATAATTAAGCTCTTTTTCAAGCTTATTTAAAACAGTTTCAAACACTAAATTTTTACCTATTTTTTCAGCAACTAAACTCATTTCCCATTCTTTTATGCAAAGAATTCCATAATCTTTTGCTAAGATTTTTCTAAGCTCTAGCAATTCTTTTTGACTGAGTTTTCTTTTAAAACTTAGTTCATTCTTGTGTTCTAAGTCGTATTGTAAGGCTTTAATTTTGTTTTCATAATGTTCCTTTTGTTGTGCTAATTGTGATTTATAACCTAAGCTTTGATGAAGAGCTAGTTTTTGCATTTTCTCTTGTTCAAGGTTTTTAAGGCGTTTCTCACATTCTATAAAATAACGCCTCGCTTGTCTTCCCTTTTCGTTGTTTTCAACCATACAAAGCTCTTTTGCCATATCTAATGTAACATAGTATTCTTTGCGAGGTCTGCGTCCTGTAAAAACTTCTTTAATGATATAGTCTTGATTTTCGATAAAACTATAATGACTGATCCTGCGATTAATCCAATCTGCGAATTTTGTATCAATTTCTAAAAAATAAAAAAGAAATTTAACATTAGCTGGAAAAGCACCTTGTAATTCTGTGTGTGGGAATGTTAATTGCAGTTGCATTTGCTTACCTTTATGTAATTAATCGATAAGCAAATAATTACATATTATTACTTAAATAATACTTAATGATAACAATTACTTACTTAAAAGTAATAAAATGTATTTTTCTCAAAAATGAGAAAAATAAAATTAGTTTTATTTTTCCTTTATATCATTAATAATTAGATTAATAATATATTGAGTTGTGTTAATACCTAACTCTTCAGCTTTTTTGTCTAGTGTTTCTTTGAGTTTAGCGCTCATAGTTAACATAACTCTTTGTGCTTGTTCTTTCTCTTCTGCCATTTTCTTTTTATCCTTTTCTATATCTTTTTCTTTTGCATTTGGATTGGTAATCATAATATCAGGATGATTTTTTTCAGCTTCATCCAAAAGCCACATATATGCTGTATTCTTATCCATCTCTAAATTATTATTTTCACAATATTTGTAAAATTTTTCGTAATATTTTTCTTTATTTGGATTTAAAAATTTTGTTGGATGTTCATCCATAAATTTTTTACTTATTTCAATAAAGTCTTTTTCATTCATAATTTTTCCTTTCTTTAATTTGATAATTTTACCAAAACTTTACTTAAGCAAATAGACTTCTTTCTATATGTTTAAACATAATTTCATTAGCACTTTTAAAAAAGTCTTTTTTAATCTCAAAGCCATAAGCTTTGCGGTTTAAATTACAGGCTGCTAAAAGAGTGCTTCCGCTTCCAGCACATGGATCTATAACAACATCGCCTGCATCTGTAAAAATAGTGATTAATCTTTCTAGTAATTTAACAGGCTTTTGTGTGGGATGTACTTTAGGAATACCTTCATCTTTTTGCCAATCCATGCAGTTATAAATCATCTTTCCATCATTGTTAAATTTTGGAAGTTTTTCACGATATAAGATTAAAGCATATTCACAATTTCCAACTATTTTCATATTTGCTTTTAAAACTTGAGATGAGCTTTGTTTTCTAAAAACCAAATTTATACAATGATTAAAGCCATATTTTTTAGCTACTTCAATTAACATTGCTTGTTGTTCAAAAGAGCAAAAAACAATCATGCAAGGACTTTTACCGCATTCTTTAGGTTCTTTTATAAGCATTTTAGAGCAAAAGTGCATAAATTCGCTAACTCTAAAATCATTATCTGTATCAAAAAACGCCTTGTTTGCTTTTTTGCTTTCTCCATTTTTATTATCCCCATTTATATACCATTCAGGAGATGAAGCATAAGCATTGTTGCCTAAATTATAAGGAATATCAGCTATTATAAGCTGTGCTTTTGGTATATTATATCTTTTAAAATTTTGAAAATGGTCGTTATATAAATTTGGTTTCATTAGCATTCTTTCTTTCTCTAATATATTTTTTAAGACTATTTATTAAAGCGTTGTAATTTCTTTGAGAAGGATTTAGAGCAAAACTGCAAATATCGTTTATTAAAATATAAAGTTTAAAATCCTTTTGAGATATTAAACTTAAATATATTACAATACTTTTATAACATTCTACAGGCCTTTCCATTGAAATAAATCTCTCGCATCTTTTTACATAAAACTCACATTTTTCTAAGTCTTGCATCTCATATCCTTTAAACTTGCTACGAATAGCGTATTTTAAAGCATTGCCTATGTGAAAAACAATTCTTTTTTCAGGCATAATATTAAAAATTTCTTCCAAAAAGTCTAAATTTTCAAATCCAAAACCTTTATAATGCGGTGGATTATTTACTAAATCTACGCTAAATTCTTTTTCTTTCATTATTATCCTTGTTTAGCCTTTTTACACATCTTTATAAAATCATAAATATTAGTATTAAAACAGCATTTCCGCTTTTAAATTTTTAAAGGTATTTTTTTAAGTAGTTTGATTTTATAAATAGTATTTGAAGTATCTATAAAAGAGCAAGTATCGCTCAACTTTAATATTAATGCGTATTCGCTCATATTTGAGTAAATGTCGGCACTCGCATTTAGTGCTATAAATACAAAAAGATTATTTTTTCATTTTTCACCCATTAAAAATTTTTCAACATCTTCAAAAGCTTTAACAATAAGCTTTTTTTCATGAAAGAAATTTCTTCCACTTGGCTTACTTTTGTAAATTTTGTAAGCCTTTCTGAGTTCTTTTTTACTTATATGATTTTTATAATTTATTTTCTCGATTTTTATTTCATTTTGTTTAGCAAATTCGCAAAAACAAGTTCTTCTTTCACTAAATGGTATGATTTTTACAATTTCAAGATAATTAGAACGGCAAACTTTCATCATCATCTCCTATTTCGATATATTTTTCATTGTTATTGTTTTTTACTTCATTTCCATAAGGATTATAGCTTTGATTTTCTTTTGGAATAAATGATTTATTATTGTCATTATTTAAAGATTTATGCCTTGCTTTAAAAGATTTTATAGATAAAGGCTCTTTATTATTTTGAAACTCATCCATGTTTTGCATTTTTTCATTAAAAATTCTATCAAGAAAGATTTTGTTAGCAAGCTCTCCATTTTTACTTAAATATTCTTCTGTTCCAAAACCTAAAACTAAAAGTTTATTAACTAAAGAATTTAGATAAATAACTTCAGTCTGCACTCCAAAAACATTCTCATTTCCCTTTTCGCTAAAATCAAGTTCATCAATTCCAAAGAATTTCATAATAGCGTTTAATTGTCTAAATCCTAAATAATTTTCTTTTTCTCCATTTTTATTGATATAGCTAAAATCGTTATTTTTAGCTACAAAAAGATTAAAAATAGCTAGTTTTTGCTCTTTTCTGGTTAAAAATTCAAAACAAATAAAAGTATTATTGCTTCCATCGCTTGCCAATTTATCATATAAAAAGGCTTTGCGGAAAACTCCGCTATAAAGCCCACCTTCACTTAAATACTCTACGCTTGGCGAATAATTTGCCACTTCAAAACTTGCCTTAAATGCTGGTAACATTATAATCCTCCTTTTAATTGTGTTAAAAATTCATCTTTATTACTTAGAACTTCTTGTATTTTTTCACTTGTAAATAAAGAATGTTTTTTTATAAAATTGTTTTGCTCTTGGGTGTTTAAACCATTATCACTCATAAATTTTCTAAGTTCAGCACCTAAAGCTTTTATCTCTTTTGCTTTATTTTCTAAAGCTATTTTTTCATCACTACCCCAAACTTTTAAATCTTCATTTGGATTTAAAAATCGCTTTTCCTTTATTGTTTCTAATTCACTTTCATCAAGCATTCCAAGTCCGCAAATACTTAAGGTTACACGCCTTTTTGCTTTTGTGATAGCTTTCATTATTGCGTTTGCTAAATTATCGCCACCTAAATTTTTAATATTTAAAGCACCTGTATCGCAATCAGTTCTTCCATCTGGTGTTGCTGCGTAGGCTGTAACCATATAAATATCGCCAACTTGTGCCACTTCTGTTTTTGTAATACTTACTTTTCTTATTTGTCTTAGTTGATCTGTTGCTGATTTATTTGCATATAAAGTAAGTTTGCCATTTAATACTATGTATTCAAAAGGCTTTGTAAGCATGTTTAAGCTTAAACTTTCACAAAGATTTTTAACATAACTCGCTCGTTCTACATCACTAAGTTTTGATAAATCACCTTTTACCAAAGCCAACTCATAAGGATTAAAATTTATTTCTAATTTATTTTCTTCTTTTAATACAACTTCATTACTCATTTTATGCTCCTTTTTTGATTTTTAAACACATTGAAATACTTTCTTTATAAAACTCTTTAGGCACAGTAATATTTTTTTGCTCTAAAAAGCCCTTATAATCAATTGTAGTTCTACTTTGCGGATAAATTGTAATATCCAAACATCTTGCTTTTTCTCCATTTGCTAAGGCTATGAGTTCTTTTTTAAGACTTTCTAGCTTTTCTTTAATAGGTTTAATCGTGTTTTCAAGCCTTATAATTTCAATCGTTAGATTTTTTGCTTTAGTATCTTCAAGCTCTTTATATTCACTTTTTTGATCTATGATATAATCTAATATAAATTGCTTTATATTTTTAACCAACCATTCTTGATAAGCTTCATCTTTTGAAACTTCGCACTCTACAATCTCTTCTTCTTTATTCATGGCTACAAAAATGCATTTTTCTTTACCACTGATATAGAGTTGAAATTGCACTTGAGCGTAGTATTTATCACTTGGCTTTTTATTTCTTTTGATAAAATCATACTCATCTTGCGAATATTTAAACTCATAAACAACCCCATTTTCATCAATACCATCTAAACTTGCTATAAACATTTCATTTTCTAGACTTTGCAAAACTACAGGAGTGATACTCACAGAATGTAAAAACTCAACTCTAGCTCTAATCAAAGCTTCATAGTTATTGCCTTTTTTCATAGCTTCATTTTGATAAACTTCTTTAAGTCCCAAGATGATATCTTTTGCTTCTTCTTTGGAATTAAAAGCACCTTTGATACCTACGCAAGATGCTACCATCGATGCACCTATTTTTCCTTTTCTAAAATTTAACCATTCATGGCTACCTTGTTCTAAGTTAATTATTCTGCAATTCATTTTATCCTGCCTTTTTTATTTTTGGAGTGCTTTTTAAAATATAAAAAGTATTTCTCGTTTCTTTGTTTCTAACTGTTTCTATTTCATAACCTTTATTTCGAAGATTATAAATATAAGCTCCAAGCCTTGTAGTAATTCTTTTATCAATGCAATAGAAATTATCTATAATTCCATTTTTTAATAATAGTTCTAAAACTATTTTTTCTTGTTGTTTTGATGTTATTTGCATTCTTTATCCTTTAATCTTTTTACTTCTTTAATAGCTTTATCATCATTTTTAAAAACGCCTATAAGCCCTAAAGCATCAAGTATTTTTATACGAAAATTACTAAGTTTTACATTGATTTTAATTTCTTCTTCTAGCTTCAATGAAATTTCATTTATAGCAGTATCTTTTAATGCTATTACACCTTTTAACCTTTGAATTTCTTTTTCTAAATATCTTATTTTTTCATTTTTTTTACTATTTAGGAACATAGTTTCGACCTTTCTTTTATATAAAGAAGCTCATAAATTTTATTTTGCAAAGAGCTAATTTCTTTTATATTTTTCATATTTGCTTCTATTTGATCTTTTAACTCTTTTAAAAGTTCTATTTTTTCATTTTCAAGATTAGAAATTTCAGTTTTTAAAGATTTATTTTCATCTTTTAAAGACTTGTTTAGCTTCATTTCTTTTCTATATTCATCTTTACTTAGTTTTATGATGACTTGTTCTTTTGTGTGATAAGCTTTCATTTTTTCTCCTTTTAGATTAATGCTTAAAAGGGACAACTGAGTTCTTTAGAATAGGAAATAAAAACAAAAAGATAAAATCTCACAAGTAGTTAATTTGTAAAAGTTGCCCCATTTAAGCATTAAAGGAGCTTAAGAAAAGCCGAGCAAATCCGCAATCTCGGCGTTGTATAGTTGTTTAAGTTTATGCTAAGCGGATTTAGTTAAAATTTATCTGTGTTAAAAAATATTAGAGTTTTATAAGCTCTCTAATTAGCTCTAAGATTAAGATTAAAATTGTTAAAATTTTATCCCACATTTTAGAGCCTCCTTTCTCAACACCGAGACAAGTTAGCAACTTAAACTTTATAATTATACTTTCTTTTTCTTAAACTCTTGATTTTCTGTCGTTTTTAAAGTGCAAGAAAACCTTAAAAATAGCACTATAAACAATAATAACGAGCCAAGTTTATGGATAACTTGCTAACCCTTCCGCTATACAGAACTATCAACGCGATAGTAAAGCTTAATTTTCAAGCGGTCAAAAGCTTAAGAAAGCTCTTTTTTAAAGAACTTGTTAAACTTTCAAAAAAGCTTTTTGCATTGTTTTTCGAATTTTCTAACTCTCTCTAAAAATTCATAGGCATTTCTCATAAATTCATCTCCATAAGCTTGTAAAGAGATAGATATTTCTTCATCATCTTCTAAGCTTATTTCCAAAGAGTTTTTAAAATCTTGCAAGTTCGCAAATATATTTTCTAAATTCTCTTTGCTTTCAAACTCATTTGCAATTAATTCTTTTGTTTGGTTAGAAATTCTTTTTTCTTCTCTATCAAAATAAAAATCTGTAAAACTCATTTTTTCTCCCTTTTGTTTTGTTTATAAAAGTATATAATAAAGAAACTTAATTAAAATTTAATTTAGTATATTAATTAGAAACTTTTTTAAAAATATTTTTTGGTATAATTTTTTAATAGGAAGATGAAAAATCAAAAAAATCTTTAAAAATATTTTTAGAAAATTGGAAGGATTAAAATTTGAGAATAATACTAGCTTTATTTATATATATTTACGCCTTTGGGGTTGATGTATGTGAGCGAAGAGATATTGAAATGTCTGCATATATAGAAAAACACGCCGTTGGTTATAAAAACAAAAATTTTAACCTTTCAGAAGAAAAACTATACAAAAAATCTTTTAGTGATTGCTATGATAAAAAGAATAAAGAAGCTTGTTTGTATATTTATAATAATTTTGCTATAGATGAAAATTTTAAAATTGAGAGCAATATATTTAATTTGATTACAATAATGACTTATGTTGGTTTAACTCTTGATATAGACAAAGATAAAAAGTATAAAGAAATTAATCGCTTGATAGCTTTAGATAGTTGGAAAAAAGCGTCAGAATTGATAGATTTTGTTTTGAGTAAAACCAATGATACAAAAACTATAGAGGGGCTAAAATTACTAAAAAAGATGAGTGATTTTGAAATTAATCGGGCTTATGCATGTCCTTTGTATCATAATGATAAATTACAATCTGATAAAATAGATATGCCTTGTGCCTGTAAAAAAAATACTGCACTTTTAATAAAACCAGATACTATAAAACGAGCTTTTTTAAATTTAAAACTTTTATGTGATAAATACAAAGATAGCGTGAGTTGTGGAGTTGTTGGCGGACTTTATGAGAATGGCAAAGGCGTAAGGATAAATTTTAAACAAGCAAAAAAATATTATGGTTTAGCTTGTGATGGCGGTTATCAACTTGGTTGCGATGGATATAAAAGGTTTATGGGGTATTGAGAGTTATAGTTTAAATATTTATCCACATATTTCTTTAGTAATTTTTTCTTTTGTATCACTATCTATTTTTAGATATTTATTGTTACTATAATCACGTAATATTTCTTGTAAGGATGTATGTATCCTATTGTTTTCATAAGTTATATCTAATTTTTTCTTTATTTTTTCCGTTATTAATTGCAAAGCTTCTGACCACTCATCGTTTATTAATTCTGTATAATTATTTTTTTTATTTTTGATAATATAATCTGCAAAAAGCACAATTTCATGTATAATTTTTTGGCATGGTAAACTTGATAATGGAGGAATTGATCTATTTTTTTCAAACTCAATCAATATTTTATTTATTGTATTAAAATAAATCTTTATTTTACTATTTTTATAAGACATCAAATTTTTCATTTTCTATATAGAAATTTTTTCCTAATTTAACAAGATCTTCATCAAATTCCAAATAGTCTATAAGCTCTAAATAATCATCAATATAACAACCAAATAATTCATTTAAAGCATATACAGAATAAAAGAAATTGAAAGAGTCTTCTTGTTTAGGAATATAATCAATCATAGTGAAAGAGTCTTCTTGTTTAGCTCTTGGAATGATATTTTTTACATAATCAATTATATTTCTATAGTTTCTTAAGTGTTTGTTTTCAGCTTCGCTTATTTCAATATTTTTTTTAAATTTATCAAGATAGAAGTTATATATAGCCTTTATTTTTTGCTTGTAGTCAATAGCTTTTTCCTGTTTTTTGTCGCATACAAATTGATAGATATTATCTAATGAATTATACAGAGAAAGATTGTTTAATTTTAAATTACTAAAGTAATTGGTTGATTCTAAATTACTAAAGCAAAAAGTATTTATTTCTGAATTATTAAAGCAAAGAGTATTGTTTATTGCTATATTCATAATTTTGACTTTGTAATTTTTTTATATTTTTTTTCTTGTAAAGAGTATAATTGAGAAATTTTTTTCATAGTTTCTTCATAATTGCAATTTTTTAAATTCTCAAAAAATGTAATAACATCAACTATATATCCATTTCTTTTCTCATTATTAATTACGACATTGTTATTTTCAGCATTTGCTATATTAACCACCCAATTATCTTCCTTAAGTTGAATGTGTGAAAGTTTTTTTAAGCTATCATTATTGCCATCATTTTTTATTTTTAGTTCTAAAAAATTATCTATAGAATCAATGTTGAATGTTCTTTTTATACCTATTCTGTTTATGGATTCAATTTCATCTTTAAGAGATTTTAAAATTGTAGAAATAAAATTAATATCTTCTTTTTCACGTTTTGATGAGTCAAAACCTATAACATTGTCTCCTAAAAAAATACTAGTATCTTCATTCTCGAATGTAAGTTTATGGGTAGGTTGATACTTTAAATTAGGATCTAGCTGTCTAACTTCTTGCGGAATATTAAAAATAGGTAGTCTTTCTATTTTTGGACTTGCATCATCTGCCTTAATTAGAGAAAATAAACTTTCTATATTGTTTTTAAAAGTTACAAATAAATCACACACATCTATTATTTTTCTATTTTCTAGTTTTAAATTATCCATTTTAATCTCCTAATTTTTATTATATCGACACCAACATAACAAAGATTAATAAAATGTAAGCAAAAAGCACCCCATTCTATTATATTTTATCACAATCAATCTTATATTTTCTTATATTCTCATCTTCAACTTCATGATTTGGTACTTGGTAACATTCTTTAAAATTCTCACCTTTTAAGATTTTAATATAAGAGCTTGGAATAGCAATTTGATTTCTTATTCTTTGTGGATTATTGTCATAATTAACTAAATTTAAAACTTCTAAACTTCCAAGCTTTGAAGCTACTTGTCTTTCTCTTTTTTCAATCTTGTTCCAAACCCTTTGATTGATTTGTGGATTTTGTGGAGTAATATTACTCATTAAGAATGTGCTTCTTTGAGCTTGAGTTGTTTTTCTCATTGAGGCATTAGAAAGAGTGTGTCCTCTATCATAACCACTATTTTTATAATCACTCCAAGTGGTACGATATTTTTTAGGGATATTTGTATCATCTTCAAAGCGCGGGCGCTTTTTGATTTGTTCGCCTTTTAGATTATCTACTTCTAATTTATAAGCCACTGCTTTAGTACCTTTTAGATTATAATCATAGCAATTTAGATAATAGAATTTATCTAAAACTTGCGAACAACTTTGCTTAGTAAAATACTTAGCAAACTCTTCGCTTGGTTTATATTGCGTATAGTCAGCAAAAGCTAGAGTGGATAACAATGGTAAAAGTATGAGTTTTTTCATTTTGTTTAACTTGTTGCTTTAATCATTTCTTTTAAAGTTCTGCTTTGGTTTTCTTCATCATAAAAAGGTTCAAAGTTAAAATGCACTTTTTCTAAATTTTCCCTACCCTTTTGAGTTTTTTTACTAAGCGTAAATTGTTCACATTGTAAGAAATATAAAAGCATATCATATTCTAAAGTTTTTGCAAAAGCTTCTTTTATATCATCTATGTTTGCTATATTTCCAAGTCTTGAAAATATTTCATTTTTAGAATGCTTATTTATAATATGAAAGTTATATTCTCCACGCTCAGATATTAGTTCTAAATCATTTTTAAAATCAGTATCTATTAAATTAATAGCATTATTTTTTATTTCCTCGTATCTTATATTTCTTTCTTTTGATTCAAAATTTTTAAATTTTTCTCCTATTTTTTCATAATATAAAAAATTTTTTGCACTTTCTAAAGTATCATGCAATATAGTATCAAATTCGCTAAACCTAAAATGATTACCATACCAATATTTTTCATTTGTTTCTAATTTTAATCTTTCAATACTATTTTTAATAAAATTGGTATTTAGAAAATGACATTTAGATAAGATTTTTAAATGTGTATCGCTAATATAATCTTGTATTTTGTTTCCATTCTCATCCCAAAGCCAAAAACCTATATTTATAAATTCTTCACTGGCTGAGTAAGGAAAATATTTTATCATTTTATATTTAAACATTTTCATAACTATATACCGCTTTTTGTCCTTGTCTTTTATATATCATATTGCTTAAAGCTTGTTTTTGTGCTGAAGTCAAGCTTAGCCATTCTAATGGTATAGCGTTTATTATATCTAAAATTTCTTGACAATTTAATTTCTTTTCATTTATTTTGATTTGTTTTAAGTGGTCAAGCAATAAATAATCTTTATCGAAAGTATTTTTATCAAAATACTGATTAGAGTTAATCTCATCATCTAAAATAATATCTAATGCCTTTAATATATCAAAAGCTAAGCCAAAATCAATCAAAAAAATCTTTTTTAAATCATTGATTAAAATATTTGGATTTTTAAATTCTCTATCACTATTCATTAAAATTCCATCATACAAGCAAGTATAATTTTTAAATTTATTTGTTAATTCTTTTGGATAAATTTTACTTGCATTAAATATATATGAAATTCCTAAATTTAAACCTTTTGAATTTTTGATATTTTCTAATGCCTCCCTGTCTCTTTGAGTTCCATTTTTTAATTTGTTATCTGCTAATTTTATAAAATCATCATCTATATTTAATAAAGCTATACTGGGAATATCTTTAAAATTTAATTCTTGCAAATATAAATAAGAAAAAAGTTCAGCAAATAAGCTTTTTCCAGTTCCGCAAACACTATTATATTTAGTTTTTAATATAAATTTAGAATTATCTTTAATGCTTACTTCCAAAGGACAACTAGCTCCATAATCAGTAACCCTTATAATATTAGATATCTCAAAAATATTTAATTTTACTCTCATCCCACCACTTCTATAAAATTTTTAAAGGTTTCAACAGCCATTTTTGATACTACAGCACCTAAGATCTCGCATTGTTCAAATTCGCTATTATCTACTTTTTTATCCTCGTATTTTTTATTTTCAGAAACTAAAAAAATATAATCTTCAAAAGGTTCTTTTTTAATTTTTTTGCAAAATAAATCATCATTTTTTCTAAAAATAACAATATCTGCATTTGAAATAGTTTGAAGTGAATTTTTGCTTCTATCCACAATAATAAAATCTCCATTAGATAAAATAGGTTCCATGCTATCGCCATTAATTTTTATAATATCATAACTCTTCTTTATAGGTATATCTAAAATTTCTTTTAGAAAATTTTCATCAACGGAAACTATTTTAACTTCTTCACTTTGAGATGAGGTTCCAAGTCCTGCACTTGCATAAATATCTGGGAAATATCTGAAGTTAATTTGATTATCATTTCTAAAAACATCTTGCAATATCACTTCGTTGAAAGGAATATCCAATGCATTACATAAAATTTTTATATATTGTGGTTTAGGTTTTGTTTTATTATCTTCTTTAGACATCAACCATTTTTTTATTGTTGCTTCTGAGCTTTCTATGCCATTTTTATATAAAATTTCCATCAAATCTTGATATGTAACTTTTTTATCTCTATTTTTTAAATAAAATTTAAATTTTTCAGTATCAAAATGAAAATCGAATATATCTCCATTTCTTCCCATATTCTCTCCTTTTTTAGTATAAAAATTATACACTTTTTTCAAGCAAATAATGTTCCATAATTAGAAACATAATTAAATATTTATTAAGTTTCTTTATTTTATACTTTCGTTATGAAAAAAATAGATTTTTTTGATTTTACAAAAATATTGAGTAATCACTATACGGTTATTAGTGTTAAAAAGATTAGAACAAATAAATCACGCCCAAGCTTTAAAAAACAAATAGAGTTTAAAAAACTCTATGGAATACCTCATGAATTTTGGGTGGATGTTCGTAGCAATCTTATAAACATACCTAAGCGTGGGAGAAAGCGAAAGGATAGAGAATTAAAGTGATTAAAATCAACTCTTCTTTTATTAGACCACATACAATTAAAAGTTTTAGTGTTTATGCTGAGCAAGAATTTATTGTTCTTAAAATTTTTAATGGAATAAATTATATACAGCATTTTAAAATATTTCAAAACAAAGAGTTGGATTATCATTATATTTTTGGAGCAAAACAAAATTCAAAAACAGTTATGATATTGGATGAAATAGATAACTTAATGCAAAAACTCGCAGCAAATACTAGCCTTGAGGTTAAAAGACTTTTATCAAAAAGAAAGGGTTCTATTTTTAAAAATGAAACAATGTTTTTAGATTGTGAATTATTTAATTTTTTAGCGAAAAGCGAAGAAAAAAATAATATAGAACTACTTGTAAAAGAATATCGCAAAGAGCAAAGAAAAATAGGATTTTTCAAAAGGTTTTTTTTATGAAATTAGTTTTTTTGATTTACATAGCATCAATACTTGACGATATCAATCGCGTATTCTTTACCGCAGGCATTTTGACTCTTGCTTGTGGTATTTTTTCAATTATTCTCTACTATGGTAGCAAATTTGAACACAATGAAGAATTTGCAAATATAGCAATAAAAGGAATGAAAATCTTTATTCCTATTAGCATAATAACAGGATCTATTGCAATTCTTACTCCAAGCAAACAAACTGCTTATTTAATGACTGGTGCTTATATAGGAAATCAAGTTGCTACTAGTGAATTTGTAAATAATAGATTAGAAAAAATCATAGAAATTATAGATTTGAATCTTGATAAGCAAATCAAAGAATTACAAGGATTTAAAAAATGATACCAAGTTTTATAGCAAGCTTTGATGTGGCTGTCGGGCGAAAAAGATTGAGAGAAAGAAAAGGCTATTTGAAATTATCAAACACTATAGCTTATGGAGGACTTAGTGTTGATGCTCTGGCATTATATATACAACTAGCTAAACTTAGTGAAAAAACGATTATAAGCGAGATCTATCTAAGAGAGTTTATAAAAGTTAAAAATAATCAAAGAATGAGTTTAAATAGATTAAGAATTGCCAAAAAAGAATTAATTGAACTCAGACTTTTAGAAATTAAAAAGGTTAGAAATGGCTCTTTAAATTTTTATGAGTGGATTTTAAAAGATGAAAATTATCAAATTAAAAAACATTTTAACAAAGCTTTATCTTTGCTTAAAAGCAGTGATGAAAAGCTAAGCAAAACTCTTAAAAATAACACTTCATCAATCGACAGAAAATCAACTACTGAAAACGAAAAAAAAGAGAATTTACATTATATAGAAACACGCACGCACGCACACGATAATAAATTTATAAATAATATAAATATTAATAATAATAAATTTATAAAAAAAGAGAATTTAGAAAATTTAAAAAATAATCAAGAAAAGAAAGAATGCGTTTCTAATCAAAACGCCTCTTTTGTGACGAGCTTTATTGATTTTGGCAAAAAGGAGTTAGAGAAAATGGCAAAAAAAGAGTTTAAAGTCCCAAATGCAAATGAACTCATGAGACAAATAATAGCTTTTAATGAGAAAAATGGCACAAACTTTGGTGAAGAGTTGGCTAATGATTTTATAGGCTATTGGGATGCTAGGGAATGGAAAAGAAATGGAAAAAGAATGTCAAGTGTGGTAGGAAGTCTTTATACATGGCTTAAATACGCTAAAGAAAATGAAGCAAGAAAAAATCATCGTTTTAACAGAAAAAAAGAAGCCAATCCTAGTGTGGTTGATAGCTTGATGGAGTATTACGGAATGAAAGATGAGAACAAAAACAAGCTCTTAGGATGCTTTTAAGGAGTAAAAAATGCAAGAAAAAATACAAATTTTAATGGACTTATTGGAAATTAATAAGGCTCAAGCAACTGATATTGTAGGTAGATATCTCAAAAGCGTTAAGGATATTCATGCTTTCTTAGATTTTTATTTCGAAACTTTAGAAAGAGAGAATATCGTAGGGACAACCTATGAGAAATTAAGAAGAGTTTGCAAAAGAGCTGAAATAGAGTTTAAAAAGCGTTTTGAAGACAAAGAAATTTTTTTAGAATGGCTTTGCAATAAATACAAAAATCAAGCTTGCTTTAGAGTTTTTAAAGGCGATTTTAAATACTCATATTTTGCAAATTACGGAAGCAATCAAAAAATTAAAATAAATCAAGAATCTATTGATTCTTTAATTTGCATCAATGCTTTTAAGCAAATCACTTATAAAGATGGTAATTTGATAGCTAATGGAGAATTTAAAGAAGCTTTAGTTGATTTCATGTTCAAAAATCAAGATAGGATAGGAAGAGATTTAGAGCATTCTTTACCAGTGCGAGAAATAGAAAGAGTTTTAACTTTAGATGAAATGAGAGAGCTTGAAAAAGCTGAAGAAAAAAGGCTATTTAACGAGAATAAGAGTAGATTTGAAAAAATTCTTAAAAGCAAAATGGCTTTTAAAAATATAAGCTAAATTTAAGAAAGTCTGAAATGGAAAAGTATATTTTAAAAATTGATTTAAAAAGCAACCCAGTTCCTTATAAAAGAACCACGCAAAGATCTAAATTTGTATGTAAAGATTATCTTAAATATTTAGATTTTAAAAAACTCTTGCAAATGGAGTTTAGAAGACAAAATGATATTAGCTGTTTTCAAGCTTTTGATAAGCAAAAGAAATATGAGTTTTCTTTAAAAATAGGATTTAACAGCAAAAGGCATGGCGATGGGGACAATATCGTAAAATGCGTGTTAGATGCGTTATTTGAAAACGATAAGAATGTTTTAAAAGGCGATTATGAGATTATTAGTTTTAAAAAATCTTTTTTAAACTTAGAAATCAAAGAATTTAATTTTAAAGAAGGGGTGGCTTAATGGCTAGAATGATGACAAATGGCAAAAGTATGACAAAAGAAGAGCTTGTTTCAAAAATAGAGAGTTATTTTAATGAAAGAGTTGTCTTAAAAGAAACTAAGGAGAGTATTATTTTTGCACCTAAAACAAAAGTGGGATTAGCTGTGTATTTAGGAATTACAATACAAACTTTAGGCGAGTGGGAGAAGGATAAGGATTTTGGAGAAATTGTATCTCAAGCTAAGCAAAAATGTGAAATGGATATTTTAAACCATTCCTTAATCGGCACTTATACTCCTAGCGTTAGTATGTTCTTGCTAAAAAATCAACATGGATATGTGGATAAACAAGAAGTTGTCAGCGATAACGTTCAAAAAATTGAAATTATAAGAAGTGAAATCAAATGAAATTAAAAATCGATTTTTCTTACACTCCGGCACAACTTAAAGTTTTTGATGATAAAAATCCACGCTTTATAACTGTAGCAAAGGGCAGAAGACTTGGTTTTACAAGGGGAAGTGCTAAGTTTGTTATCGAAAACTTGCTTTTAGGACAAAATGTTTTATGGGTGGATACCATACAAGCAAATTTACAAAATTATTACGAGTTATATTTTACACCTGAGTTAAAAAACTTGCCAAAAGATTTTTACTCATGGAGTGTGCAAGATAAGAAACTAATTATTAATGGAGCAGTGCTTCATATGAGAAGTGCTGAAAGAAGTGAAAATATCGAAGGTTTTGGATATGACCTTGTTATCTTAAACGAAGCAGGAATTATTTTAAAAGGTAGTAAAGGAGAGTATCTTTGGTATAACGCTATAAGACCTATGTTGCTTGATAACCCTAAATCAAGAGCGATTATCGGTGGAGTTCCTAAAGGAAAAAATCTATTTTATGAACTTTGCAGAAAAGAACTCAGCGATAAAAATTGGAAACATTTTCAATTCTCAAGTTATGATAATCCATTTTTAAAAGAAGAGCAAATTAAAGAATTAATTGAAGAAGTAGGCGGAGAAGGTAGTGAAGTTGTCAAGCAAGAAATTTATGGCGAGTTTATAGATAGCTCGAGTGCTGAATTATTTTCTCTAAGTGAAATTGAAAATGCGATGAGCAAGAACTCTTTTAGTATTGAAAAAATGCAAGGCGAGAATATTTGGGGGCTTGATGTAGCAAGATATGGAGATGATAAGAGTGCTTTAGCAAAAAGAAAAGGTTTTGTAATTTATGAGATTAAAAAATACTCACAACTTGGAACTATAGAATTAGCAAACAAAATACTAGCCGAATACAATCAAAGCGAAGATAAACCAAAAGGTATTTTTATAGATACCTGTGGTCTTGGCGTTGGCGTATATGATGTCTTGTTAAATTATGGTTTGCCTGTATTTGAGGCAAATTCTGCAAATTCTGCAACCAGTAATGAATACTTAAATAAAAGAGCGCAAATGTATTTTACATTTACTAAAAACTTAAAACACATGGAGCTTGTTAAAGATGAAGAATTAAAAAAAGATATGAGAATGATTGAATATGAATATAGCGACAAGGGGCTTTTAAAGATAGTTTCAAAAGAACAATTAAAAAAGAACTATGGCAAAAGTCCTGATGTTAGCGATGCGGTGGCATTAACTTTTTTTGAAAAACTATACAGCAGAAACAATACTAATGAAGATTGGAGTTATGATGGCTGGTGAGTTTTTAATGATCTATGATGCAATTGATGTAAACAAAATAAAAAAGCTTTCAAATTTAAGCGATGAGGCTATAAAGTCAAGTCTTGCAAATGAATTTTTAGAGCTTGTATCAGGGTTTAATAATATTTCTAAAAAGAAATTTAAAAGAGAATTTGCGGAGTTTTTATTTGAAAAAGGAGTGAATGAAAAAGATATTTTAAAAATAACAAATTTAAGCAAAACAACAATATGGAGAATTATGAATGAAAACAAAAAGAACTAATGATGAGAGAGTGTCGTTTTTAACACAACTCATTAGCGAAAGTAAAAGTGGATATGAAAATTACAAACCACACTTTAAAGAGTTGCAAGATGCTTATTTGCTTGAAAATAAGGTAATGCAAAAATTGAGAAAAAGAAATAAATCAAGTATTTACATACCAAAAATAAACGCTAAGGTAAAGTATTTAATCACTAGCTTAAATGATGTATATTTTAATAGTGAGAGAATGGCAGATATTGAAACTTACATTAATAGCGATGATACGATTATAGAGCTATGGCAGAATGCAATTGATTTTTATAGTGGTAAAATCAATATGTTTAAGATTTTTCAACCGCTTTTCTTAGATGTTTTACTTGTGGGAACAAGTATAGCTAAGGTTACTTGGCATAAGGGAATGCCACGCATTGAAAGAGTAGATATTGATAGTATATTCTTTGATCCAAATGCATTAAATAGCGAGGATGTAGGATATATAGTCAATGAAATTTACCTAACCTATAATCAAATCCATGAAAGACAAAAGCTAGGATTTTATAAAAAAAATGAAATTAAAAAGCTTTTTGATGAAGATGATGAGTATAAAAAAGTAAAGCTTTATGATATTTATGAAAGAAAAAACGATGATGAGTGGGTGGTTTCTACCTTATTTGAAAATAATTTACTTAGAAATGAAGTTACTTTGCAAGATGGACAGCCTTTTATCTGGGGTTCAATGCTACCACAACTTAAAAAGATAGATAACGAAAACTATGTAAGTGCTTATGGCGAGCCTATAATGGCTTCTGCTATGCCTTTGCAAGATGAAATTAATATAACTAGAAATCTTTTAATAGATGCAGTAAGAACTCATATCATGCCTAAAATAATGATGCCAAAATCAATGGGAGTAAGCAGAGAAGATATAGAAACCTTAGGAAAACCAATATATACAGACGATCCAAAGGGTGTGCAAATATTACCACCACCAAATGTAAATAGTGCGGGAATGAATTTACAGCTTTTAGAAAGCGAACTCACAGAAGTTATAGGAGTTAGTCCACAAAACAATGGAGCTCAAACTGCACAAAATGAAACAGCAACAGAAATTAGCATAAAAGCACAAGAAGGTGGAAGAAGAAGTGCTGACTACATAAGACAGTATAACGAAACTTTTATAGAGCCTTTATTTGATAGATTTGCAATGCTTGTTTTTAAGTATGGAGAAGATAGTTTTTTTAATGGTTTTCAAAGAGAGGATATACCTAGTTTTAGATTTAAAATTCAAACCGGCACAGGTGCCATGAATAAAGAAATTAGACGTGCAGGAATTCAAGCTAGTATGCAAGTTTTTTCACAATTATATCAAATGTATATGAGCATAGGCGATGCAAATTCTGCTTATGGGATTATAAATGCTAGTAAAGAACTTACTAAAGAATTATTACCAATTTTAGGTGTAAAGAATGTAAATAGTTTATTTGCTTTTGAAAATAATGAAGATATTAATCCACAAATGCAAGGAGAAGCTAATGCTTAATATTGAAATTAAAAGTGATATATCTAAAACTAAAGGAGGAAAGAAATTAATAGATTTTATCAAAGCAAAATATAGTGAATGTTTTTATATAGCAAAAAATAACGATGAGAAAGAGTTAAGGTTAAAAGCTTTAGATACTATGGCTTTTTTAGACATAATAATCAATAAAATAAAGGATGAAGAAGATGGAAAATGATGCTTTAAAAGATTTAATAAATGTCATAACAGATGATGATAAAGGACAAGTTGCTAATAATGGCGATGAACCTACGCAAGTAGAAGATAATGAACCTATGCAGGTTGCTAATGAGAACGAGCCTGATTATAAGGCGATGTTTGAAGCTTATAAAAGTGAAAATGACAACAAATTAAATGCTTTAATGAGTGAGCTTGAAGCTTTAAAAAATCCAAAAAAAGAGCCAAGCGAACAAGAATTACAAAGAGAGCAGTATTTAAAAGAATTAGGACTTGATGGACTTGATGAGAAATTAAAAAGGCTTGAAGAGCTTGATAAAAAGCAAAAAGACAAAGAAGAGCAAGATGCACTAATCGCTAAATACGCACAAGTAGAAAGCGAGTTAAGAAAAGCCTATCCTGATGCGGATTTAAAGGCTATGGCAGAACTTGCAACAAAATTAAATGGTTTAGGCGAAGGTAATATTGACAGCTGGAAAACCTTGCTTAATTTGGTCGGAAAATCAAATAATGCCAAAAAAGCTGAAGATTTATCAAGTGCAAATAATAATGTAAGAACTAGTGATTTTAACGATAAGTTAAAAAAAGGCGAAGTTAGCGAGATAGATCTAGGCAAAGAATTATTAAGTTTAGTATAAAGGAGAAATTATGGATTTTATAACAGCTTTAAAAGGTGGTACAGGATTAGGATCTAGCTTTGCAGATACTTTGATGAAAACAAGCAATTTTACTCCAAATTTAGCAAGTAGTAGTGGTTTTTTAAATGGATTAAAAAATTCTTTTAGCAATTTTGGAGATTGGTTATTTAAAAGTTCTGATGCAAATAAAGTAACTAATTTTGATAGATTGGGAAATGTTTTAGGCGGTGCTGGTGCTTTATATGGTGCTTATAATCAGCAAAAGATGGCACAAAAGAATTATGAGTTACAAAAAGATGCTTATAACTTCAATAAGTATCTAGCTAATGAAGAATTAAATAGAAGAAAGAATACGGAAAATAAACTTCAAAGTGTTTGGAGTAATTAAATAGATTTGGATTTAAGGAGTTTGTTTTAAAGGGTAAATCTTAACCCCTTGTATAAGGGGCTTTGTTTATTGATTGTTAATTTGCATTGACAACAATAATACAAAGTAGTATAATAACTATTAAGATTTGTAGCATCTTATTTCACCGCCTTTCTAGGTGGTAATTTAGTGCTAAGGGTGGCGACCCTTGGCACCACACCTTTTAAAATTATACACAAACTTCCTTAAATCCTTTATTTTAAAAGAAAGAATAAAGGAAACAAAATGGCATTTTATAACCCACAAAGAGTAGTATTTAATCCTGATACAGGCGTTATACAAAACGCAGGAAAAGTCGGTGGTGTCTTATATGACATCATGAGCAAAAGTTTTGATGATAAAGTTAAAGCTAATGAGTTTCAGCAAGAGCAAGATTTAAGAAAGCAACAAATGGAATTTAATGAGGCTATGCAAAACAATCAAATCTTGCAAAATGAGAGAAACTTTGATTATCAAAAAGAAAGAGCAAATATAGCAGATCAGCAATGGCAAATGAATTATAACCAAAGAGCTAGACAATATGCCATGCAAAATGCTTTAAGACAGCAAGCGATAAATGCTAATAAGGCTTACAAGGATTTAAATTATCAAAAAGGATTATTAGAACTTCAAAAATTACAAAATGAGATAAATACAAAACAAAAAGAGCAAGATTTATTAAATGGAGTTCTTAGTAATACTCAAGGTTTCAATAGTCAAAACAATGCAAATTTACAAAACAATACAAGATATAAAGCAGACGCTCAGTTTTTAGATTTAGCAAGTAATCAAGGTAAAACATATGATACAACCCATGGTTTTTGGAATGGAGCTATAGAGCGTGGTTTTGGTGGATGGGGAAGTCAAAGCACGGATTTAAATGATGCAAGTGATTTATTTTTAAAAAGAATGCAAAGTGATTTATTAAGGGGTGGTAAAAATGCTAAATGGAATTTAGAGAATATACAAGCCAATTTCCCTATTAATGGTTATACTATGGAAGCAAATAATCAAAGGGTAGCTCAAGCATTAGCAGGAGAATGGTTAGCAGAAGCTCCAAACTCTTTTAAAATGGAATTAGCAGAAAGACTAGGAAACGCAAAAACAAATATTGAGAAACAAAGTGCTATAGAAGATTATAAAAATAATATGGATTTTTATAATAATTATGCTCCAAAGGTAAAAGCTTTTTATTGGGATGAAAAATACTCAAAACCTAGTAAAAATGCAGTAATTATAGGTAATTCAACAACTAATCAAAATATACAAAATGATTTAGCCAAAAATACATTAGAAGTGCAAAATCAAAATACACCAAAATTACATAGCGTTAGTTTTAATGGAATTAATGCTCAAATATCAGAGCCTGATGCTAATGGTAATGTAATATTAGTTAATCAAGCAGGTAGAAAAATGCAAGTTAGCGTAGAAGAATTAAAAAAACAAGGATTAATATAATGAATATAAGAGAATTTTTATTAGAAAAACCACAAGAAAATAACATTATTTCATTTTTGCAAGATGGAGCAAGTCAAAGTGAAAATCAAAATACAAGTGAATATTTATCAAATTTAAAAAATGAAGTAATAAATGATTTTTATAAAAATAAAGATAAATATGCTAAAGAATATGAAAAATATAATTTCAAAGACCAAAATTTAACAAATCATATGGGAAATATTAGTGAATATAAAAGGGATTTATATGATTATAATAAAAATCCATCCATGAATGCTGATGATTTAAGTAATTATATTTTAGATAAGCAATCTAAATTTAATGCCTCTAAACCTATTTTTACTGATGATAATGAAGTAGCAAGAAAAAGTAATCAGTTTATGAGAGATTTAGGCGATGAGTTGCAAAAATCAGGGCGTGGAAGATTATTACAAGATGATGATGGATCTTATTGGGTGCAAGATAATAACGGAAATTATTCTAAAGTGCAAGGTAGCGCAATGGGTGATTTATATCGTGGATTAAGAGATAATGGTGCTAGTATGGCTTTAGGAACAGCAGGTGCCATTGGCGGTACAATGCTAGGTGGCGGAGTTGGTATGGTTGCAGGTGGTGCATTAGGTGCATCTTTAGGGGCAGGATATGATTACTACGGAAATACAAAAGATACAAATCAAGATGCAAATTTAAAAGAAGCTCTTATGCTTATGGGTGAAAATGCGGGACTTTCTTTAATAGGTGATGCAGCTTTTGCAGGAGTTGTCAAAGGAGCAAGAGCTTTAAAAAATACCTATAATATGGCAAAAACAGGAGCACAAGCCGGTAAAGATATGATAGATGGCATGGCAGTAAAAGGTGGTAATTTAAAAGAAAATATAGGGGATAAGCTTAGAAAAATAAGCCCTAGTATTTTAAATGATTTAGCTTCACAAGGTAGCGAAACTTCAAAAGCTTATGCAAGAGAGCTAATAGAAAGCGGAAATAGAAATTATGATGATATATTGCAAAAATCAAGAGCTATGCCTTTAGAAGTTAATCAAGGAAATGCATTAGTTGATGGAGTGGCAAGCAAAATAAAAGATTTCTCAAATACTGCAAAAAATGGTTTTGTAAAAAATACAGCAGACAACGTAACTAATTCACTAAATAATATTAGTAAAAATATAGGTTCAAAAGAAGCAGCACTGAATCAACAAGATCTTATTAATCTTTCTTTTATGAATGATGATTTAGCTAATATGGCAAGAAGTGTTTTAGCAAATGACCCTAAAATGGCAAATAAGGTTGCAAACTCTTTACACTTACAAGATGAGGCTATATTAAAAGAGTTAAATTTAAATAATGCTTCTAAGGCTGATGAGCTTTATGCTTTAAGAGATGCTAGAGCAAAAAGAGCTTATGATGAATTTGGAAAAGGACTTGATAAACTAGATGAACTTAATCCAAATGGTGTAAAAGTAGATAAGCAAACCATAGATGATATAGTTTTAAACTCAAGTGTTTATAGTGAAAGCACACCAGCTATGATAAAAAATTTTATTCATGAAGCAAAAAGCGGTGCATTAGATGGTAAAAGCGTTAAAGAGATTTACGATAGAATTGATGCTATAGGCAATAAAATAAAAGAAAGCTCAAGTTACAACTATAAAGATTTTTTAAATAGCTTAAAAGACGCATTTTTAGAAAATATAGTAAAAAGTGCTGATAATCCCCAAGAAGCAAAAGAGATTTTAACCAAGATTAGAAAAGATTATGCAGATTTTAAAGTATATGATAAAAGTAAATTAGGAAAAAAACTAGAAGGAAGTGAAAAAGAGATATCAAAAGATATAGATAAAATACTTAATGAAACTAATCCAAAAAAGAATTATGAAGCTATAACAAAAGGACTTAATGATGATGAGATTAAAGTTTTAGATAATCAAATAATAACTAGAGCTTTAGAAAAAAATAAAGTAAATATAGGAGATGCCAATAATCCCAAATTTGCAGTAAATTATAAAGCGGTCATGGATAATTTTGAAAACTTTAAACCAAAAAGCAAATCAGGACAAGAGAAGATTGAAGTTTTAAAAACAATAGGTGATTTACGTACTAACTTTGAAACTGTAATAGATGGTATTTTAAATTCAAAAGCAAAAGAACTAGGACATGGAATAAGTACAAATTTCATAGAAAGAGCTAAAACAATGCTTGTTAATAATTTCACTGATTATATAGCTTTTTATTTTATGAGATTATGGGAAGTTGGCAAAAGAGCTGGAACAAGAATACAAATGCGAAGGGGGTTTAGTAATATAAATAATTTAAAAGATTTTGATAGATCGGCTAAAGAATTTATAGAAAGTATTAAAGATAAAACACTCAAAGAAGAAGCACAAGAGGCTAGAAAAGAATTTAATTCAAAAGTTAAAGATTTAACCAAAGGCGACAACTTCTTCATGGATAAAGCTGATCCTAAAGACAATTCTTTAAGATTTATAGGCAAAAATGGCAAAGAGTATACTATAAATAAAGATGTTAGAAATGAATGGATGAAAACTTTCAATCTTAAAAATATCGATGATGAATATATCCCTAATATACCAAAAGAAGCAAAGATAGCTTTAAAAGATAGAGAAATAAAACTTACAAAAGGAAGTTTACTAAAGCTGATTGAAAAAGATAGAATTAAATACATACCACATATCAAAGAAACTTTAGAAAGCCCACAGGCAATCTTAAAAGATAAAGATGATTTTATTTTTATTAAAAATATAGATAATCAGACTTATTTTACAAGTATAGGCAAAGACTATGAAACGCATTTGACTATAATTAGCAATTCGCCAAAGAAACAAAATAATATAAAAAATAAAATTAAGAATGCTGAGGCAGTGTATTATAATAATGCGAGAGCCTTACCGACATCTAGGGCATCTTCAGAGACAAATCAAGTGTCGTTCTCTGATAAAAATTCTACCCAAACTAAACCTAAAACAAACTTAATGGAAGATATAAAAGAAAATATTGAGGCTAAAGAAGTAGAGAAAAAGAATAAAAAAAGCGTAAAACAAAGGCTTGATAAAAAAATACAAAATGATAAAAAGGCTAGTGAAGATATTCTAAAAAGATATGATAATTTTCTAAAAGAGAATAAAGACAATAAACTTGATTTTTTAGATAAGATGAATTTAAATACTGTTGAATACAACTTAACTAGACAGATGATAATCAATGCCAAAGAAAGCACAAATAAAGGTGTAAAAAAAGATATTCCAAGTGCTTTAAGGGGTAAAATCGAACAAGAATTAAACATACAACCTTTAAAAGAATTTGGCGAAAATTATGCAGAATATTATCACGATGGAAAAGGTGCTTTACAAAAACTACTCATTGAAAAACAAGGGCAGGTAGCAGGTGCTTTTCATAGAAAAGATTTAGGGGATATTGATTTGGTTTGGGGAGATGGAAACTTTGGATTAAGTCATATTGTCAATCGAAGAGAAGAAGATTTCATTAAACAAGGGTTAAATAAAATAGAAGCAAAAAATAAAGCTTTAAATTTTATAAAAGAAATAGAAAATATTATAAATAATGGAAATGTAAAAAAAGGTAATAATAGAGCTTTTATTGATGTTAAGAATAGTAGAGTTATGGTAGCACTTGATTATAAAGGTAAAGATAAAAAGTGGATTATAACTGCATATAATTTTTATTAATATTATCGCCCCTAGCTTAGCCGATACGCACTAAAGCTAGGCTTAATACTGACACTTTAAGCGTGAGTAGTGTCAATGGCGATTATTAATTATAGCATAAATTCATGTAATTATTTTTTAAAATATAAAAGATAATTGAAAAGGAGATAAGACAAATACATGGATAGTTGCAAACTATGAATTACAATAAGAGAAGTGAAAGTTTATATACATCTTTCGCAATTGTAAAGGGCGAGATTCTGCCCTTAAGTTCTTAATTAAAATTATAACAAATAAAATTAGGAGTTTAAATACGGCGTTTTCATAATTTCTTGAACTATTTTTTTAAATTGCTCTAAAATATTGATACTATTGTTTCCTAAATTTTTATATTCATTAATTCTTAAGTTGAACAATTGATTTTTAAGACCTATAAGACCTATAGGTAAAGTTGAATTTTCAAGTATAAAATAATCTTTAATTATAATTTTATAACAATCGAGCGTTCCTCGTTTAATATGGTTTATTGCTCGTTCAATATTTTTTAAAAAAATATCAGTGTTTTCATCTTTATCGGATAAAGAGTAGGCGGTGCAAACATGAGACATAAAATTATTAAATTCTATTAATGCCTGTTTTGGAATATTCCCAATATGGTTAAAATCAATATTATCAATTATCTTATCCATAACATCTTTCTCTTTAAAATCAAAATAGTAAAACATTCTTCTAGATATATTTTCTTTAGCAATAATTTTACGCCCATCTTTTTGTATTTTTTGTCTAAATTGTAAAAAAAACTGTATTGATTTTAAAAATTCGTCCAAATAAACTTCATTATTGTTTTGCAAAACATTATTTAATTTTTTATTAAAAGCTATTGTAGAGCTATGTTGACGGGATATATTATGTTTTTTAGAATTTTCCAAAATAAATTTAACTATTTTATATCTAAGTTCGACATATTTTTTTTCTTTATCAGTTTCGTCAATATAATCATTCATAAGAACAGTTACATAAAATAAAAACATTTCTTTATAATGAGAATACTGCCTTCCATAAACTAACGACATTTTCAAATCAAGCTGAATAAAACAATCGTACAGAGTAAAAAATTTATTAATTATTGATACAAAATTTGTCATGATTAATAATTATAAGTTATTTTCTTTAATGAATTTTTCTATTTCCTCATCACTAACTTTTATTTCATCTGAAGATTTTAAATTTGGATTACAAATATCACCTTTTCCATAAATGTCACTAGTATTTGAAAAACAAGCTTCATTATTTTTCAAATTTTCAAAAAAATCTAATAATTCTTTATCCTTAATTTTAGGAAACAAAAAGAAATCTGCCATTTTTTAGTCCTTTGGTTTATTTAGATAACAAAACGCGCTAAAATTATACCTTTTTTATAGTTAATTTATACTTATTTTATATGTTTTATATACTTAACTTATAGGTTTTTTATAGTCTTGCTTTTTTTTGAAAATATATATTTTTATTTCAAAACACACTATTTTTGAAATAGCTATTTTTGGAAAAATCCTTAAAACTAAACTAAGGAGAATTCAAAAATGGCTTTACCTTCAATGGGACATACCTCACCCGCAACAGAAAATGTTAAGTTAAAACAATCAATATATGAAACGATTATTAAAATTGGAGCTACTGAAACACCAATTCTAAATAAAATAGGCACTTCAAAGGTTACAAATCCTTTAACTCATAGTTGGATTACTGATACTTTTGAAGAACCAAAAAAGAATGCAAATTTAGAGTTAAGTAAATTTGTAGGTGAAACAAAAAACACAGCTCAAAAAACTACAAATGCTACTCAAATATTCATTACCGAAGCCATGGTATCAAAAGCTTTATTAAAAGCAAATCAATATGGTGGCAATGAAATGGAGTATCAAATAGGCAAAAAAACCAAAGAACATAAAATGGATATGGAATATGCTTTATTTGGTCTAGGCAGAGATAGTGATGTAAAAAAATCAGTTTTCAAAGATTATGTTCAAGCACAAGAAGCAACAAGTGGAGAAATGGCTGGACTTTTTCATTATATCGCTAAAGGAAAAGATAGCTTTTCTGATGGAAAGCGTGGAAATGTATTAGCTTTTGATGAAACAGGAGATTGGAGTGGAACTGCAACAGAACTAACAGAAGATAAACTTAATCAAATCTTACAAACCATTTGGAATAGCGGAGTGACGCCTAAAGATGTCTTTTTAGGAGCTGACTTAAAAGGAGCTATCAATAAATTCGCTACAAGAATTTTAGGCAATGAAACAAAACTAGCAGGACAAGTAGTGAGCCTTGAAACAGATTTTGGAACGGTAAATTTCCATATGCATAGATTATTAAGCCCTAAATATGGTTTGGGTGATGTTTTAATTGCTGGGGATTTTGAGTATATGAAACATGGGCTTTATATTCCTACTATGATTGAAGATGTTCCAACTGATATTACTGCAAAAGCAAAAAGATTTTATACGCAAAGCACTTTAGAAGTAAGAAATGCTGATGCTTTTGCTATAGGCGTGGGATTAACTAGTGGAAATAATGCAAAGGCTAAAGCGGTTTTAAAAGCAGCAAAAGGTGCATAATGCTTTGTGCTACGGCTAAAAAACTCATTATCGCTAAAGTTAAAAATTCTTACAAAATGATAGAAGATGATGAAGTTTTGAAAGCCTATTTTATGGAAGCATTTTATTATATTTTATCAAAATGTGTTCCTAGCGTTCTTTTAAAAAATGTAGAGCAAGGCGAAAAAGTTTTTAGGCAAGTTAGAAATAATCATTTTTTGATTATTCCTGATGAGCCTGATTTTGACAATGAAAAAGAACATTTAATGATAGATGAAACACTTAGTTTTGCTGTGATTAATTATGTTTGTTATTTGATTACAAGATGCGAAGAAAAAGACTTTCTGGCATTATGTGACAAGATAATTTATGAGTATATAGCTAATGATGGCAAGGAGCTTGATGATGAAAGAACATGGTTGTAATTGTAATTTCACAAAAAAAATTAATAGAGCTTTGAGTTATAAAGACTATGTGCAAAGTATAAATAGTGCTGATTTTATAGCTTATTTAGATGATAAAAAATGGCTTTTAGCCATGGATGATCTGCTTTTCTTTTGCGAAAAGAGAATTAAAGATAGTGATTATTATGAAGGTTAAAAATGGGAACAAGCTTAAATGAATTAAAAACAGGTAGAGAAAAACTTGAAATCATAAATCAAGTTTTAGCTAGAATAAACAGCATTTCAGAAGCAATAGACAATACAAGACTTGATGAAGTTGTAGGCTTAAAACAAGCTTGCGAATCTTTAAAAAATGAATGTTTAAAATTTAAAAATGATATTGTAGATAAAAATGATGATATTTTAAGCAAATATGATGATATTAATAAAAAATATTCAAATATAAGTGAAAAATACAACAATGTAAATGCAAAATTTGATTATATTAAAGAAGCGTATGAAGATTTTTCTTTAAATAAACAAGAAATACAAAACATTAAAGATTTTTTAGAAAATAATACAGAAGAGTTTGAGAATTTAAAAAAAGATATACAGAAATATGAAGAAATAAAATTTAATTTAGATAATTATATTAATGAAATTAAACAAAATAAAGATTTTGTAAAAGAATATTTTGATTTGAACACAAAAATTAAAGATGAAATTTTAAGTGAACTTAATCATGCTTTAGAAATTGTAGATAGCTTACATTTAAATGTTGATGAATTAAAAGAAATAAAACCTGAATTAATAAGTATTAAAAAAGAAGTAAAAGATTTAGCAAATGAAGCAAAATTAGTAGTAAGTAAAGCAAGCGAAATTATAAAAAATAAAATTAACACTATATTCTTTGAAAACCAAAGATTAAATCAAGAAATGATAGATAGTGTTAAAAAGCTAGAAGAAATTAAATTTGATATTGGAGTTAAATATAAAGAAATAGCTAGTGCATATGAACTACTTTTAGAAAGCAAGCAAAATATAGAAGATTTAAGAGAAGTTATAGCTTTATATAAAGAATTTGAAAATGATATAACATCTTATTCCCAAATTATAAAAGATTTTAAAAGTAAAATAGAAAATTTAGAACGAGATTTAAAATCACAGTCTGAAAGTATCTACTCTTCTTTAAATGATAAACAAAATGAAATATTAAAAAAATTAAATGAAGTAAAAAATGAAGCTTTAGTTAAATTTGATGAACTTACAGCAAAATGTGAAGGGTATAAAATACATTTTGAGCAAAGTTATGATAGGTTTAATCAAAGAGCTTTGATAGCTAATGAAGATTTAGGTAGGTTAGCTGAAGTTGCTAAAAAAGAACTAGGTAATGATAAGTTAATTTATGAAACAGAATTAAAAGTTTTAGCTGAAGAAACAATAAAACAAATGGAAGAAATGCTCAAAGGTTTAAGTGATGAAAGAAATGAAGTCACAGAGGTTTTTGAAACTCAAAAGAAAGAATTTACTACTCTTGTAGATACTTCTAAAGTTATGATTGACAACTTAAATCATATTTTTAATGCGAATTATCAAGCAAAGAAAAATGAGTTTAGTATTATTTTTAATGAAAAATTACATAGTTTAAACGAGAATAAGCAAGATTTTTTAAATGAGCTTGTGAGCGCAAAAGAAAACGGACTCAATAAAATAAATGAAACAAAAGAGCAAAGCCTTAATGAAATAATCCAAACAAAAGAACAAGGACTTAATGAGCTTGAAACTAAAAAAGGTGAGTGTATAGATGAGATTGACAATCAAGCAAGAATCTATGATATAAGTGGTGTTAAGGCTAATGTTGAATATCTTCTTTCTTTGCTTAATGATAAAGATGATGGTAAAGATGATGGAATTAAAGATGAAATTGCAAATATAGAGCAAGGTATAAAAGATAAAGAACAAGAGCTTGAAGAGATAAAAAAGCAAATTGAAGAAGCTTTAAATAATAATGATGAATTAAAGCAAAAAAATGAGGAATTAAAGGAAATTAAAAATCAAATCGATGAGGCTTTAAGTCAAGAACCACCTGCTGATACAAGCGAACTTGAAGAGAGAAAAGAAGAACTTGAAAATCAAATTGCTGAGCTTGAACAAGAGATTGCTGGTGAATTAATTAACAAAAAAGAGGAAATTGAAAAAGAACTTGAAGAAGCTAATCAAAACTTAGAGGACAAAAACAATGAGTTAGAGCAAAATGAAAAAGATAAAAAGCTAATTACACAAAAAGTATTAGATATAACTATTAAAACTTTAGAAGCACTTATAGATACAAAAGTAAGTTTAAATGGCGATGAAGAGATAAATGGAAATAAAACTTTTGCTAATCCTATTTTAGTAAAAGTAGATCCAACTAATGATAACCATTTAACAAATAAAATCTATGTAGATACCACTTTAAATACAAAAGCAAATTTAAATGGAGATAATATATTTAATGGCACAAATACTTTTAATCAGGCATTAACTTCTCCAACCAATCCAACAAATGATAATCACTTAACCAGAAAATGGTATGTAGATTATGGTGGTGGAATTAAAAATCTTGGCACAACTGGCAGTATAAATCTAGATTTAAGACAAGCTCAACATTTTATTTTAACAGCAAATGCAGGAACAAGCATAGGAATAGCTAATTTTGGAGGAGTAGGAAAAAGCGGAACAATAACCATAAATAATTGTCAAAATGTAGTAGCTTTTAATGCCCCTTTTAAATTTAGAATAGCTCAAAGTGGATTTAGTGGCACTGAAACTTTTGCTTATTTTTGCATAGCTTCGAATAATGTAAGATTAGTAAGGACTTAAAATGAACTGCCTCCTTCTTTCTAATAATGGCATAGCACTAAATTTACCTCCATCTTTAGGAGGCTCGGTTGCAAATTATAATTATATGTTAAAGCTAGACATGATTTATAAACAAGCAGTGGTATTGCCATCAAATATTAATAATAAAGAAGTGGTTATGTTAGGCGAAGTTTGGACGACTGGAAATATGTCTAATAAAACTTCTGCAAATACTTTGCATATCACATGGAACAATTTTAACTCTAGTGTAGAATTGCATGCTTTAAGTAAATATTACACTGCCAATGCAAAAATCAAAGTAGAGAAAAAATTCAATTTTGGAAATATAAACAACTTGCAAATAATGCTAAGTTCTTGGCAAAGCGGTAGTGCAAATGCAAGTGCTGGTTGGAACTTAAATGATGGGGATAGATTAAACCCAAGAGCAAATTTAACATTATACTGGAATTAAGAAAGGGTAAATATGTTTTATGATTTAAAAAATAAAAGTTTAAAATATGATGATATTTTTTTAAAAGATGTAAAAATACAAAACGAAGAAGGTGAAATTGATGCACAAGATACTTATTTTTTAAGTGCTTGCGATGATAAGCTTTTAAAAGAGCTTGGTTTTGCTAAAGTTAAAGAAGAAGAAATTCCAAGTTTTAATGAAAAAATTGAAGAACTTCGCCAAATTCAAACTTATGATGAAGAAAATAATCTTTATATTATTTCTTATGAGATTAAAGAAAAAGCATTAGAAGAGTTAAAAGAATTAAAATTAGAAGAACTAAAAGCTATAAAAGAAGAAAAGCTTTTGTTTATGCCTTTTAAAAATACTATATTTCAAATTGACACGGAAGCAAAAATTAATATTAGCGGAAAAGTTAGCGAGATAATGTTAGCAAATCTCAATAATACTCCTTTGGAAAATATTGCTTGGATTGATAAAGATAATAAAATCACTACATTTAACAAAGAAGAATTTTTGGAATTTGGGGTTGGTATCGCTAAATATACTGAAAGTATTATTTTTAAAAATGATGAACTAAGAAATAAAGTGAAAAATGCGACATCTTTAGAAGAATTAAATTTAATTGCATGGGAGAGTGAAAAATGAGTACTGAAAATATAATAAAAGAAGGTGCTATACTCGGTTCTTTAAGTGGATCTGCATTATTAGGATTGATGGTTTTTGTCTTAGCTGGGATTGCATGGCATTTATATAAAACTTTACATAAAGAAGCTGGGGAAAGAACAAAAGAACTTATAAGTGAAACCAAAAATACTAATGTTCTTATTAGAGAACAAATTGCAGTATCCATAGCAAGTAGCGATAGTTTGGTTAAATTTATAGAAACACATTGCTCAAAAACCAATGACAAGCTAGAAGCTATAGAAACAGATCTTATGAGAATGGATGAAAGGCTTGTTAAGCTTACTCAAATAAGAAATGATGAATTAAGAAGTATTTTTAAAAAAAAGGAAAACAATGACTAAAACAGAATTAAAAAGGGTTTGTGTAAAGCCATACGATAAGGACAGGTTTGAAGTGATACAAGATTATGAGTTTATTTTGCCAAATTACAAAGGCATTGTACCACAAGGTTTTAAAACTGATGGAGCGAGTATTCCACGCCTTTTTTGGTCTTTGTTTCCACCTTTTAAAAGTGAGTATTTTAGCGCTTGTGTTGTCCATGACTATTTGTGTATAAATGCAAAATCAAGAGATGATTATAGGCTAGCTGATCTTGTTTTAAAAGAAGCAATGCAAGCTTTAGAAATAAATAAATTTAAGATTTTTGTTTTTTATTACTCTTGTAATTTATTTCATCAGATCAAATGTTTAATAAAGGGGATAAGATGAGTTTAGAACAGGTTATAAATACTCAAAATGAAAGTTTAAATCAAATTATAAGTAGTTTACAAGAATTAGTTTTAAGTTATAAAAATGGTAATTTGAGTTTAGAAGATGTTAAAAAATTAATTAACGAAACTATTGAAAATATATCAAATGATTATATAAAAGAAAGCGAGCTAAAAGAAAAACTAGAAGCCTTGCTAGAAGAGCTTGGCATCAATGCAAATATCAATAAAGAGAGTTTAAAAGAAGTTGTATTAAAAGTTGTTTTAGAAAATCAAGCTAGCTTAAAAGGCGAAAAAGGCGATGCATTTACTTATGAAGATTTTACAGAAGAACAGCTTGAAAATTTAAAAGGGCAAGATGGAGCCAAAGGAGATGATGGAAAAAGTGCTTATGAACTTTGGCTTGAAAATGAAGAAAACACTGGAAAAAGTCAAGATGAATTTTTAGAAAGTTTAAAGGCTCAAACACCAACAAAAGAAGAAATTAAACCTATTATAGAAGAGACGCTCGAAGATATGAAATTAAATTTAGGCATTAATGGAATAAAAGTATCTAATTCTATTCCCACTCCAAAAACAAAAGCTAATGTTAATGATTTAATTATAACTTATAATGAAAATGTAAAACAACTTTGGCTTTGTGTGGCAAGTGATGATAAATACACAAGTTGGATTAATTTGCTTGGAAATGAAAATATTACAGCACAAGAGTTGATTATTATTAGTTTTGATACAAATTTAAATAGTGGTCAATATGGCGGATGTTTAAGTGATTTGCGTTTTGGTTTTGAAAATTCTTTAGCAAGCACTACGCAAATTATAAAAGGACTTAATGAAGGCAGTTTTTTAATCACTAAAGATGGAATGGGTTTAAAATCTAAAAATTATACTGAAGTTAGCGTTCTTTCAAAACCAAGTAAAAATCAAATAGAAGGAAATATCAAAACGAGCGGAATTTATAATGATCCTGCTTGGCATAATATTACCAATGCTTTAAAAAAATATGATGGCAATGCAAATGAATGCTGTCTTTGGGCTTCTAATATAAAAAATAGTGTAAGTATAGAGCTTTTTACAAATGAAATTCCTATGAGTCTTTTTTATAGGCAAGCTGGATATTATGGAAATGTCAATCTTTCAAATATAAAAATGCAAAAAGCCCTTAGAGTTCAAAATGAAATTATAGTCGAGAGAAGCTTTATAGGAATAAAAAAAGAAATTGATAAAACTACCTATGGTGATAATGCTTTTTTATTTGAATTTGAAGAAGAAAAATGAGTTTAAATCTAAAAATAAAATACAAAAAATAAAAAGAAAGGAATTATAATGAAAGTAACAATTAATAGAAGATACACAGGTAAAACTTGTGTTATTGGTAAATTTAAGGTTTTAGATGATGAAGAAAAAATTCTTTTTGAATGTTTTTCTTTGGAAGAAGACAAAGAAGGTTTAGAAAGTGGCAAAGATTTAAGAATACCTGAAGGAAATTATAATTTAAAAAGACATAGTCCTTCACGATTTGAAAATACTTTAAGAAGTATTACAAAAAAAGATGATACAATGATAAATGTTTATAATGATGAAGTTCCTTCAAGTCGTGCAATTTTAATACACTGGGGAAACACTGACAAAGACACACAAGGTTGTATCTTGCTGGGGCTTACTAAAGATAATAATAATGAAAGTGTCGGTCAAAGCAGACAAGCTTGTAAAGAATTTTATGATTTGGTGTATGGTAAAAATCTTGAAGACATTAAATTAGAAATAACAAATGAGTTAGCATGAAAGGAGATAAAGTTTAAGTAGGTTAAAGTTTACACCCCACACTTAAACTTCTAAACAAAATATGATAAATCTTTTATTTGGAAATGCAAAGCTTTATATAGCCTTAGCTTTAATGGCAATCTTAACAGGATATTTTTATCTAAGACTTGATAGCACAAAGGCCAAATTAGAAAAAAGTCAAAGTGATTTAGCTTTGGCTTTAAAAATAAATGAAAATAATCAAGAAAAATTAAAAGAATTAAATCAAATTCATAAAACAGAATTAAAGGCTTTAAATGAAGCAAACAATCAAAAAAATCAAGTACAAGAAAGGGTGCAATATGTTAAAGAATATATTTATAAAAGCAATGAAAATAATATTACCAAGCTTTTTAACGATGTCGTTGATAGGTTGTGGGATGCAAACTCAACAAGTAGTAACCAAAATAGAAATTCAAAAAGTAAGAATTCCGCAAGAACTACTAACATTAAGTCCTCTTGAAAAGCCAATAGCAAAAAATGAACTAGATATTTTAAATGCTTATTCTATGCTTTTTTACAAATACAAACAGTGTGAAATTCAGATAAGCAAAATAAAGGAGCTAAATAATGAGTAATACAAATGTTGATTACAACAAAAGACTTGAAGCATTTAAAGAAATTTATCCGCAAATTTTAGAAATGAGTTTAGCGGAAAAATCTCCATTTGGAGAATTTAAAAAGCTTTTAGAACAATTTGGAAACGATAATGTTATAAGAAATGACCAACAATTTCAAAGCTTGGCACAAGCGTTGGTAAGTGTTGGACAAACCATAGTGGCTCAAAGTCAAAATACAGCTTTATCCATGATTTTACAAGGCGATGAAAACGAGCTTAATGCTGAAAAAGCTTTACTTTTAAGAGCTCAAACAGAAACAGAAAAAGCAAAACCTGCATTAATAGCTAGACAAACTTCACAGATAGATGATAATTTAAGAATAGAAGCTGCAAAAGTTACACAGAGTGTTCAATTTGGATATTGTACCGGTGGTCTTGATATACCACAAGAAATTATGAAGCTTGTTAAAGAAAAGATAGAAAATATAGAAAAGTCTTCATAATGCTTATAGATGAAAAAAGGCTTATGAGAAATTATACTCTTAAGCCTGCTTATCTATCAAACATAGGAGAATTGGATACACAAGAAGTATATAAACAATGGTTTACCTATGCTATGATAGGGGTAAATAAATATGTTGAGCTTTTACATAAACAACTTGTAAGAAAAGGTAGAAGTCAAATTCAAAATATAAACCATCCGCTATTTAAAAATTCGTATATAGTGAAAAAATATAACATTAAAAGTTCTAGCACTGCACCTTATAACAAGGAAAACTATAATGATTTAGGACTTAACCAATTTTTCGTAGGGCAAGATCCATACAAACCTTATCAGGGAGATCCTAGTAGTGAAAATGGAATATATCATGATATTTGCGAAATAAGAACTAATTATAATTTAGGAAGTATGCAGTATTATTATGGTTTTCCAAATAATTTAGCTCTTTTATTTGAAAAAGAAAAAGCTTGGAAATATAATGGAAAAGGATTTTTTTATATTGATGAAAAAATAAATTTCAAAGATATATTAAATAAGGCATTGGAAAATATAAATTATGAAATGCTTATAAATGATATAGAAGTAGTTATTTTTTCTCAAACCATCCAAAAAAATAATGAATGGATATATCCTAGTATTGATGATATTAAAATACCAGAAATTAAAGTAGAAAATGTTGAATTTAAACCAACTTTTGGAAAACCTTATAAAAAATTATGCATTGATGTTGAAAAATTTTATAATGATTTTAAAGAATTAAATAAAAATATATTTAGAATCGAAAAAGTAGAAATAGCCTATAATGTATATGAGAAAGCACAAAAAACTAGAGAGAGTGATCCGAGTAAAATATATTATACTTTAACAAGCAAAAAGATATCTTTTTTTGAAGTATTTAACTCAATAAAAGAAAATTATAAATGCAAATATGCAACTCCTTTATGTTTTTATAATGGGTTTAATTTAGTTTGTTATGAAGAGCCTTATGTTGCTTATTCTTACCTCAATAATCAAAGCTTTGGAAAAAAAGATACAAGTGTTACGCCAAGCGTATATCCGCTATATAGAAAAAGTTCAAATTTGCCTTATGGGCGTAGAGATAGATGGTTTGCATTATGGGATAGTTTTTATTATCTTTATGTATACGAAAAATCAAGCAAAGGAATTTTAAGCTTTTTGGCACCTATTGTTACTATTATTTTGGCTGTAGCTACTTGGTGGATTGGTGGACAAGGTGCATGGCTAGGAACATTGATAGGAGTGAGTGAGAATGTAGCTGCGGGTATCACACTAGGAATTAGCTTAGGTTTAGCCGTGGGTTCACTTACTGGAAATAAATTATTTTCAATTCTTAATGCTGTTTGGGGTTTGGTTAATTTTTTAGGTGCTTGGGGTGCTAATAATTGGAATTTAGCTGCAGATTTTACAAAAAATACAGCACAAGCAGCACAAGAAATGTCAACTTTTGAATCAACTTTAAATATTATTGGAAATTTACTAAGTGGAGCTAGTAAGATTTTTGATGTTGTTCAAAGCATTACAGCAGATACTCCTGATATGATAAATGAGCAAAGCGATGATTCTGATAATGAAGGTGGAAATGGAAGTGAAGCTGAAGAATTAGCAAAAGATGCAATTAATCCAACTTTATGGTATAATTTTGAAACTGCAGATATATTAAATGAAAAAATAGAAAAGAAAGAAAAACCTATTTTTATATTTTAA